AAGAAGCAAACTTGCTTGAGGGAAAAACACCTGAAGAGAAAAAGGAAAAAGTCTTTAGAGGATTCGCAGAAGGTAGATCTAAGTAATGTACGAGCAAAGTTTAGTTAAAACAATAGAACCTATTAAGAAGACAACTATTAGTCGTCTTAACAAATCTAAAAAATGGAAATATGGATACAATAAAGAACATGATATCATTATTATCTCAAAAACTGGAAAAATCGGTGAAGTGGTTGAAATCCAAAACTTGCGAATTGGCTTGCCGTTGGAACCAAAAGGAGTGTACGTGCACCCCAAAAAGAAATGGGTAAAACAGGAATATCCTAAGGAGCTAAGTAGGATAAAAAATATTTTTGATTGGAGAAATTATCCTGATGAAAATAAAGAACAGTGGTTCGATTATATAGACGAAGAGTTTAAAAGAAGAGATGAAGGATTTTGGTTTATGAATAATGATAAACCAACTTATATAGTAGGAACGCACTATATGTATCTTCAGTGGAGTAAAATAGATGTAGGTGCACCTGATTTTAGAGAGGCAAATAGATTGTTCTTTATATTTTGGGAGGCTTGTAAGGCAGATAAGAGATGCTACGGAATGTGTTATCTTAAAAATAGACGATCTGGTTTTTCTTTTATGTCATCAGCAGAGACTGTTAATTTAGCTACTCTCGCGAGTGATAGTAGGTATGGTATCTTATCTAAAACAGGTGCTGATGCTAAAAAAATGTTTACCGATAAAGTTGTTCCAATATCTATTAATTATCCGTTTTTCTTTAAACCAATACAAGATGGTATGGATCGGCCTAAAACCGAATTAGCATATAGAGTACCTGCTAGTAAGTTTACAAGAAAAAAAATAACAAGCAATGAAAAGCTTGAAGAATTAGAAGGATTAGACACAACTATTGATTGGAAAAATACTGGAGATAATAGTTATGATGGTGAAAAACTAGCGTTACTAGTACACGATGAGAGTGGTAAATGGGAAAGACCCGATAATATATTAAACAACTGGAGAGTTACAAAAACTTGCCTTAGATTAGGTAGTAGAATTATAGGTAAGTGCATGATGGGCTCAACGTCAAACGCATTAGATAAAGGTGGAGAAAACTTTAAAAAATTATACAACTCGTCAGATGTCACTAAGCGAAATAGAAATGGTCAAACAAAGTCTGGCTTATACTCTCTTTTTATCCCAATGGAGTGGAACTACGAAGGGTTTATTGACGAGTATGGAGTTCCAGTCTTCGCTACTCCTGATATCGATGTGTTCGCACCCGACGGTGAACTAATAGATGTAGGCGTAATAGATAGTTGGCAAAACGAAGTTGATGGATTAAAAGATGACCAAGACGCTTTAAATGAGTTTTATCGCCAATTTCCAAGGACCACAGAACATGCGTTTAGAGATGAGACTAAAAATTCCATCTTTAATCTCGTTAAGATATATGAACAGATAGATTATAACGAAGAAATGTCTAGAACACTTGGGATTACAAAAGGTAATTTTCAGTGGGTTAATGGAATTAAAGATTCACAGGTTATATTCTATCCAGATCCGAAAGGTAGATTTAAAGTTAGCTGGGTTCCACCTCAGCAATTACAAAATAGAGTGGTACTTAAGAATGGTGTTAAATATCCTGGTAATGAACACATGGGGGCATTTGGTTGTGACTCTTATGATATATCAGGAACCGTAGATGGTGTAGGATCTAAAGGAGCATTACATGGCTTAACCAGGTTTAGTATGGAGGACGCTCCTGCGAATAGTTTCTTTTTAGAATACTTATCAAGACCACCTACGGCTGAGATATTCTTTGAAGATATTTTAATGGCGCTAGTGTTTTATGGGATGCCAATACTCGCGGAGAACAATAAACCTAGATTATTGTACTATTTAAGACGTAGAGGATACAGAGGATTTAGTATGAATAGACCAGATAAGGTTTGGAACAAATTATCTGTAGCGGAAAAAGAAGTTGGTGGAATACCTAACTCTTCAGAGGATATTAAACAAGCGCATGCCGCGGCTATCGAGATGTACATACAAGATCACGTAGGTATGAAGCAAGATGGAACGTTTGGTGATTTATACTTTAATGATTTATTAAATGATTGGAGTAGATTTGATATCACAAAAAGAACAAAGTTTGATGCGACTATAAGCTCTGGATTAGCTATAATGGCTAACAACCGACACTTATATGCTCCAAACGCAAAGGTTGAAAAACCTAAACTAAATATAAATATCTCTAAGTATAGTAATACTGGGAGTAATTCACAAATAATCAAATAATAAATATGGCAGAGTCTGGCATTAAAAGTTATTTCCCAAGTCAAACCGTAAGCGACGCTGAGAAGCTTAGTTATGAATACGGTTTGCAAGTTGGTAAAGCAATTGAAACAGAGTGGTTCAATAATGATAGAAGTCTTAATAAATATAGATCAAATCATAATAATTTTCATAATTTAAGATTGTACGCTAGGGGTGAACAATCTATACAAAAATATAAGGATGAGTTATCTATAAATGGTGATTTGTCCTATTTAAATTTAGATTGGACGCCGGTTCCAATTATACCAAAATTTGTGGATATTGTTGTTAATGGTATTGCTGAAAGAACTTATGATATAAAAGCTTTTTCTCAGTCACCTAATGGTGTCGATCAAAGAACAGAGTATATGGAAAGCGTTATACGTGACATGAGGATGAAGGACTTTGATGATGAAATACAGGATAACATAGGTGTTGATTTAAGGGAAAGTAATATTGAAGAACTACCAACGTCAACCGAGGAGTTGGGATTACATATGCAATTAACCTATAAACAAGCGGTTGAATTAGCGGAGGAGCAAGCCTTAAACGTTTTGCTTGAAGGTAACAAGTATGAATTAACTAAAAAGAGATTTTATTATGATTTAACAGTGCTTGGTATTGGCGCTGTAAAAACTAATTTTAATACATCTGAGGGTATTACCGTGGACTACGTAGACCCTGCTAATCTTGTTTATTCTTATACTGATTCCCCTTATTTTGATGATATATATTACGTTGGAGAGGTCAAATCTATTCCAGTAAATGAACTAGCTAAACAATTTCCTCATTTAACAGAAGAGCAACTTGAGGATATAATGAAAAACAAATCTACCAATAGATCTAATTATAATTCAAGATTTTCTATAGACAAAGAAGACAATAACACTATTCAAGTTTTATATTTTAATTATAAAACATATATGAACGAGGTTTATAAGGTTAAAGAGGTAGCTACTGGAGCGGAAAAAATTATACCTAAAGACGATCAGTTTAATCCGCCTGAAAATATGGAGGGTGGCTACAGTAAGATGTTGAGGTCAATAGAATGTTTATACGAGGGGGCTATGATTCTTGGCACAGATAAATTACTTAAATGGGAGATGGCAAAAAACATGATGCGTGCTAAAAGTGACTTTACTAAAGTAAAAATGAATTACGCTATTGTTGCCCCTAGAATGTACAATGGTAAAATCGAATCTTTAGTAAAAAGAATTACTGGTTTCGCTGATATGATCCAACTTACACATCTTAAATTACAACAAGTAATGTCTAGGATGACACCTGATGGTGTTTATTTAGATGCTGATGGTTTAGCGGAAATAGATTTAGGTAACGGAACAAACTACAACCCACAGGAAGCTTTAAATATGTTTTTTCAGACGGGTTCTGTTATTGGAAGAAGTTTTACTTCTGAAGGTGATTTAAACCCAGGTAAAGTACCTATTCAAGAAATTCAATCTGGAAATGGCGGTGCTAAACTACAAAGTTTAATTGGTACTTATAACTACTATTTACAGATGATAAGAGATGTGACTGGACTTAACGAAGCTAGAGATGGTAGTATGCCGGATAAAAACGCTTTAGTTGGAGTGCAAAAACTAGCAGCTGCTAATTCTAATACAGCAACAAGACACATACTACAAGCCGGACTATATTTGACTGCTGAGACAGCTCAATGTTTATCTTTAAGGATATCTGATGTAATAGAGTATTCTCCCACTAGAGAAGCATTTATACAGGCTATTGGTTCGCACAACGTGGCTACATTAGAAGAAATGCAAGAACTACATTTGTATGATTTTGGTATATTTATAGAGTTACAACCTGACGAAGAAGAAAAAGCAAGGCTTGAGAATAATATTCAAATGGCTTTACAGCAGCAGAGCATAGAACTTGAAGATGCTATTGATCTTAGAGAAATACGTAACGTTAAGTTAGCCAATCAACTCTTAAAAATACGTAGATCTAAGAAGGAAGAAAAAGATAGAAGAATACAACTAGAAAACATACAAGCTCAAACACAATCTAATGCCCAATCAGCACAAGCTGCGGCTCAATCTGAAGTTCAAAAGGAGCAAGCGTTATTACAAAGTAAAACTCAATTTGAACAAGTAAAAGCGGAAATTGAAGCTGGTAAATTACAACAAGAGGCCCAACTCAAAAAAGAACTGATGGCTTTGGAATTCCAATATAACATGCAACTCAAGGGAGTTGAGGTTGATGGTATGAAAGATAGAGAAAAACAAAAGGAAGATAGAAAAGACGAAAGAACAAAGATACAAGCCACACAGCAATCAGAAATGATTGAACAAAGAAATAGTGGAAAACCACCTAAAAACTTTGAATCCGCA